GAATTAAGAATTATATTTTCTAAAATATCTGTAGTTAAAACATTAGAATCTGTTTCAGTATAATTTCTAATTTGTGTAACCAATCCGCTATAACTTATACCAGCCATTATTGAACTATCTCCTGACACACTGGACAACTTTTTCTAAATCTTAAATGACCATCACAGTGTTCTTTTTTTATTTCTTTAATAATAATTTCTACTTCTTTACTTTTAGGTGTAAACCAACCTTTAATTATATTTATAATATGTTTTATCATGCGCTTACTGTGACTGGCCCTGCTGAAGCTATGTCACCTCCTCCTTCTAATGTAACTGAAGCCGTAACTCCAGAACTAAAAGTATAATTATTATCATCAACTTTAGTAATTGTATACCCCCCTGATGCATTTATTGTTGCTGCTGGTAAATTTGCAACATTAGAAGCATCTCTAAATCTAACAGTATCACTTGTTGATCTACCGTGATCTGGCTCATTAACTGATACAGTAGCTGATCCATTAGTAATGGTAAACGGATTTGATGGTAAAATATTAGGAACAGCAGTTTCAGTTCTATCTGGTCTAACATTACGTAAAGATATTGAATCACCATTCATAGGTTTTGGTTCTAATTGTGGTTGCTTTGGTTCAAACTCAGATACGTGTACAAACGCACCATTCCATTCTCTAACCATCTCTTTGTATGGAAACTCCATACCAGATCTATCTGATATTGCTCTTGCATATTTACCTGTTGCGTACTTTGCCATTATCTAACTCTTCCACCTTTCATAAAGGCTCTACCTAACCCACGTTGTGAAATTCCGCCACCTCTTAAATATTTTGATCCACCCATTTGTTGATCTCTTAATGGTTTTTCTTTATCTTTTTTCTTAAATTCTTTTTTAAGTTTTTCTCCTATTTCTTTATTTTTTTTAATTTCCGAACCAGGCTTAATATTTTTTGGTCTATAATAAGGAGGACTTCCTAAGTCATCTACATTTTTAAAAGGACTACCTTTTTCACCTGTGTAAACATTTTTAAAAATTTTGTCTGCTAATTTATTTAATCTTTTAACTTTTGTAATTATTGCCATTATGTTCCTGGGTAATAAGCTTTTGGTGTAATGTATGTACTAGAAGCTGAACCATCTTCTGCAAGAGCTCTTGCTAGTTCATCTTCATAATATAGTTTCATTTGTTGTACTAATTGTGGTTGATATTTTTGTGCAAGATAAAATGCTAAACCTGCAACCATACAAGGTACAAATCTAAATGGTACATCTGTTGCATTTGTATAATCCCCTGCATCTTCAATTCTTTTTATGTAATAGAAATGCATGTCTTTAGATGCATTTGTTGAATCTGGTGTTGGATAAACACTAATACTAACATGATCAATAAATCTTTGTACCCAATATTGATTGGGTGTACCTTTTGAAAGTTTGTTTGAGAAACCTGCATAAGTAGATCTATCTACTTTTGTCATCGGACTATCTGATTGAGTTGTTGCTGTTCTATTAGATC